GATGCGGCCCGCCTTGAATTCGCCAATGATGCGCTCGCGTTCTTTTTTGGAAGTGGCGCCAGTGATGCAGTCCGCCACGATGCCGAGCTCGTTGAGCTTGTCGCATATGTTCCACGCATGTTGGACGCCGGAGCAGAAGGCCAGCCAGGCCTTGCGATCCCCGGCCAGCTTGATGATCTCGCGCACAACGGAATTGTTCTGGTCTGCCGTGTCCACTGCGGCCTGCAACTCGGCCTCGATGAACTCGCCGCCGCGTTTGTGAACCCCGCTGGTGTCCAGCTGGGCGGTGGTGTGCTTGGAGCGTAGCGGCGCCAGGTGGCCGAGGCGCACCAGCTCGAGGATGTTGGTGGGCTCGATGAGCTCGCGGAAGATCGCCGGCTCGTCGGTAATCATTCCGTGGCCGAGGCGGTAAGGTGTTGCGGTGAGGCCCACCACTCGCAGACGCGGATTGATCGCCAGCAGCTCGGCCAACAGCGAGCGATAGCCGCCTTGGTCCTTGTGCGCAATCAGGTGGCACTCGTCCACCAGCACCAAGTCAATGTGGCCCAGCAGTGCGGCCTTCTTCCGCACCGACTGAATGCCAGCAAACGTAATTGGCTCGCCAAGCTGTTTCTTGCCAATGCTGGCGCTGTAGATGCCAACAGGCACATCGGGCCAGTGCTGGCGCAGCTTCTCCACGTTCTGTTCTATCAATTCCTTGACGTGGGTCAACATCAGAATTTGGCTGTCCGGCCACTCCTGCAGCACTCGCTTGCACAAGGCCGCAATAATGTGGCTCTTGCCCGAGCCGGTAGGCAGCACCAGGCATGGGTTGCCGGTGTTGTTGCGATCGAACCAGGCGTAGAGCTGGTCAATGGTGCGCTGTTGGTAGTCACGGAGCATTCAGGATTCTCCAAGCGGCGGCTGCGCAGGCTGGGACTTGTCCGTTGCCAAGGGCTTTAAGTCTGTCCATCCCAAAGGCCACCCCATCAACCATTCGACCCACATCGGGTTCAGGCGGCCATCCGTCCAGCGTTCCGATTCCGCTACTTGCGTTATCAGCGGTTCCGACCCGATGGAATTCTTCATTCTTGCCCCCCCCCGAACCGTCCTGCTGTCGCGCCTGATTGGCGTTGGCCATGTCCTGAGCGCCGTTATCAGGCCATCCCCACTGGTAGCGCTGGCGCCTTTGCGGTTGTAGTTGCCACACACCGTTATGGTGGGCCACAAGCCAGAATCTGTCCCTTTGATGCGGCGCCCCAACATCGGCAGCGCCCAGCACCGTCCAGCGGCAGTCATACCCGAGCGTGGCCAGGTCACCAAGGACTCGCCCAAGTCCTCGAGTAATGAGGGCTGGGCTGTTCTCCACAAAGACATATCGGGGTCGAACCTCGCCAATGATCCGCGCCATGTGCCCCCACATTCCTGACTTGGCTCCGTCAATGCCTGCGCCTTTTCCGGCGACGGATATGTCCTGGCACGGGAAACCGCCAGCCACAATGTCAACAATGCCGCGCCATGGTTGTCCGTCAAAGGTTTGCACATCATCCCAAATCGGGAAAGGCGGGAGACTGCCATCGTTTTGTCGTGCCACAAGGACGGCTTGGGCGTAGGGTTCCCATTCAACGGCGCAGACGCATCGGTGTCCAAGTTGTTGGCCGGCCAGGATTCCTCCACCAGCGCCTGCGAATAAATGAAGCTCATTCAATTCCCCAGCCCCAGCAACTCCCGAGACCCAAACACATTAGCATCCCCTTCCCCATTGGCCACCTCCCGCCCGTCAATGATGTAGACCGCTGTCCAAGCATCCGGCCCATCCAGGCGCTGCCATGGCACTAGGTCAGGATGCAGGACATGGCTGTTGCAGCCGGTGTATTGCGTGGCGATAGGGATCACGCTGTTGTCAAATCGTGCGCATGTCCAGTGCGCATCTTGGTCTGGCGTGGATGGTTCCGCCGTGCTGTGGGCGCAAGTCCTGCAGTTGACCTCCTTGGTCTTTTTGCTGCCGTGGCAAAAGTCATGCCCAGCGCAGAACTTACACTCGTACCATGCCGGGTTGCTACTGAGCGGCTCAGGCATCCTGTCCGCCAATGCGATGCGATGCCCTCGAGCAATCAAGCGCTCGGCCTCGGTGCGGCTGTAGCGCAAGCGCTCGGTGTAGATGCGGTCATCGTCTTTGCAAATTGCAAAGTAGAGCGCCCGGTCAATGTTCGTGCCGTGCATGTAGACCTGCATCTGGGCGCTATGGACTGGCTTGGACTTCTCGACGCCATGCTTGACCAGATCGTCAAAAGACTTCTTGCTGTGAGTTTTGGCCTCAAAGATGTGCCGAGCCTTCGGGGCTCCCGGCACGCCAGATTCGATGATGCCGTCCAGGCTGCCGGAGATGTGCGAGCCAAAGTCCACCCGAGCCTGCTCGCCATCGGTGCTGTGTATCTTAATCCCAATCGCCTTGAGATCCGCCACGATGGTAGTTTCCTCCATCCGTCCCCGGCGGAAGACTCGCAGGATGCGGCCAGGGAAGGGCTCGCGGACGGCCCAGCGAAAGGACAGCCATAGCCACCGATCACAAGCGTGGCCAAGCTGGCTTGCGCCAAGGTGCGGCCTGGGTAGCTCGACCTGGCGTTCGTGAGCGGCGTCGATGGCCGCAGCCACCTCGTCGGGGATTGGGATTGCGGCCATTAGGCGGCCTCGGGCTGGGCAGGCTCAACCCAGGAAACCTCGCAGCCGTGGATGGTGGAATACTTGAAGTCCACCGAGTTGAATATGTGCTCCTGGAAATCGTAGTCCATGCGATTGTTGGCCCACTCCAGCACGGCCTCGTTTACTTCTTTTTCAGTCAACTTGAGAATCATGATATTTCCTATTTGTTTGGAATTGGAGCGTGACACCCGTCACGCCCCGTCACGCTATGTCACTTCGCCCAAGGCGGCGCAGCCTTGGCGCCAGCAGCTGGTGCCGCCGGCTTGCTCGCCGCAGGCATTGCCCCGCCAGCGATGGTGGCAAAGTCCTTGACCTCGTTGCCTTCGCCGTACTGCTCTGACTGCGTGACGTTCAGCTTGATCTTCAGTTGCCCGCCGATCAGTTGGTCGGTGTCGTTCACTTTGGCCAGGCCGATTGCCCGCATCAGGCTGTTCAGTTGCTGGCGCCCGATCTCTTCGGCCTTCGGGTTCGGATTGGAGATGTTGAGGTTGCCAAAAATCGTGCGGCCCTGGTGGCTGGGGCCAGTAATGTCGTACTTAAGCGAGATGTAGCGACCCGTGCCGGCCTTGGTGTCTTTGACCGTAGCCTGCGTGATCGCCGCCGTGTACCAACCGGCGGGCAGTGGCTCAAAGCTCTTGCCCATCGGGAGGTCTGCTGCAACGTAGTCTTGTCCGAGAGTAGCCATGATTTATTCCTTGGTGATTGAAAAAGACGGGCGGCCCGCCGTGGTGGTGATTGCGCCCAACAGCGGGCGCGTGATGGATTCATCGGCTGACTTCCAGGCCGAGGAATTTATTTCCGGCTTCCAGCGGAAGAGTGAGCCGAGGTGCTCGGCTAGACCGGCTTCGGCGGCGATCGCTTGGAGCTTGTCCGAGTCGATCTTGTGGTTCAGGCGGCCGGTAATCTTTACCGTATGCCCAAGGTTCATAAAAGTCTTGGTGCCCTCCATGTCCTTGTCAATTTTGAACTGAGCCAGCATGGCGTCCTCGGCCAGCCGCCGTGCTTCTGTGGCCAAGCGCTCGGCTTCTTTGCAAGCCAACCAGATTTCGATCATTTCGCACCGCCAATCTTAGAAATGATGTGGTAAAGGTCTGGCGTTTCCCAGGCAGAGAGCTTGCCGCTTCGGTCTTTCGCCAGCCAGAGGCCATCCGAGTCGCACATCAGCGCTCGCTGGCTTATGCCCTCGGCGTCCTTTTCGACCCGGAGCGCCAAGACCTCGTCAAAGAAATAAGGCAAGGCCTGGCCGGTCTTGTTACCCGGCATCGAGGGCGAATAGAGCACCCGGCCCATCTCGTCCTGCGTCTTTTCGAGCTTGGCGCTCATGTAGACGTGCCGACCAGGCAGGTCGCGAAAGGCGCGGATGATGTCCGCCATCTGCTCCTGCATCGCGCCGTATGCAGCGCGTGGATCTTTGTTCGACTTCTTCTCAGCGTTCAGAACCACTTCAGCAATCTCCGAAATGGAGTCCAGCGCCACGCTCTGGTATTCCTTGGCCTCGTGGCTGTCGCGCAGCCATGAGTAGGCCTCCATAAGCGTGGCCATGGAGCTCACCTCAATGTAGGGCAGGTTGGCGTCTTGGATTGAGAGAAGGCCGCCTTCGGCGCTCAGGATGATTGGCGCTGGCAGGGTTGCCGCCAAAGTTGTCTTGCCTGCGCCGGCTTGGCCGTAGACGAGGATCTTGGCGCCGTTGGACGCCAGTGATGCGGTGGTTTTTAGGTTGATGGCCATGGTCAGTTCGCCAGAAGTTTTGCAGCAATCTCAGGGCGGTTGGTGGTGAGCCAGCTCGCAAACTTGGCGGTCTGCGCGGCCTTGGCCATGCTGTTAGGCCAGGCGCGGCTGGGGGTGCGGATGTTGCGGAAATACTCAGCCACCTCGGCGCTCGGGGTCCAGCGGCCAGCGCCGTCTTGCTTGCCGATGGCGCGGATGCTCGTCCAGGTCAGGGTCTTGGTCATTTCGTTTCCTTCTGTGTCAACACTCGTCGGGAGATCCGTTCAGTGCATGGATAGCATCCTACACCATCTTTTCGACTTGTGGTACACTTTTTTTCGATCTTCACCAACTTTTTTTCAGGAGTACGCTTTATGATGACCATCGAGCAGATCATCGCCGGGCTGCAAGACCGCAAGGTTCGGGTCGTTGCAGCGGCCACCGGCCTGCACTACAGTACCGTGCTTGCCCTCCAGCGAGGTCGCTCTAAGCGGCCCCGCATCACCGCGATACAGCGGTTGTCGACCTATCTATCTAAGGCTCCAGCTAATGGCAGACCTGACTAGCATCTTCGGCGGCGCATACGCCCTCCCCGAGCCAAAGAGGATTGAGCCACCAGACGAGCAACTACGAGAGGCGATGGTAGAAGCCGGCCTGGAGCCGCCAGAGAACATCTATCTAGACGGCAAGCTACACAGGTTCAACTCTGGCACCAAGGGCACGCCAGGCCACAGCAAGCCAGGTTGGTACGTGGCCTTCGGTGATGGCGTACCGGCAGGGCGGTTCGGGTGCTGGCGGGCAGGCATTGAGCAGGCCTGGCAAGCAGAGATGGGGCGCAAGCTCACCATTGCCGAGGAGCTCGCGCATACCCGGCGAATGGCGGAGGCCAAGGCAGCGCGGGAGGCCGAGCAGGAGCGCAGCCAGGCGGTGGCCGCCAGCACAGTTGATGCGATCTGGACAGCAGGCGGTGCGGCGAGTGCCGATCATCCTTATCTAGCACGCAAGGGAATCGCACCCAATGGCGCAAGGATTACCGGCGACGGGCGGTTGATGGTCCCGTTGTACGGCGCCGAGGGTGATCTAGCCAGCGTTCAGTACATCGCAGCCGATGGCGATAAGCGCTACCACCCCGGCGGCGCTACGGGCGGCAAGTTCTGGATGCTTGGCGAGCCTGGCGGCACGATCTACATCGCCGAGGGCTTCGCTACTGCCGCCACCATCCACCAGGCCACCGGCAAGGCTTG